TTTTGGTGTCTTGCGCTAACCAATTTTGGTGATTACGCTACTAACCAAATTTGGTTATTCAATCAGTATCAGACCGCCTTAGCTCTGGGCGTTTGCCCTTGACGCTTTCGCGCTTGGCTTTGGCGGTCGCTCTCTCAACTAGTCAAGGTGGTTGTTATGTCAGAAGTCTCCAACACAAAAAAACTAGAAATATATCTGAATCGCGCTTGGAGTTTGTTTCTTGTCTCGGTTATTGCCACGGGTATTTATTTCTTTGGTTCCCTTATCTACGACTCGTTTGAAATCCCATACGACGATTACGAAACTTTTGCTTTTTATCTAGACCATGAGTTTTGTGGTGAGTTGGCTCGCGACTATGCCTCTGACGGTCGCGTCACCGTTTACGAGTATCTGGTTGTTTCACATTGCTCTGGCAAAGATGAGAAGCGTAAATTCTACTCAGAGCTTGAGGCTCAATAATGCGTGAACTTGTTATTGATTTGGCATCAGGTAAACAAGAATGGATTGATTTTGTTCCTGTCCATTCTTGGGCTTCATGTGAGCACATTCCTGACAACTTATTCGACCATCGTTTTGAGTACGTCGACCACAGATTTACAACGCCTGAGGATTTCATTCCGTCGGCTGTGAAATCGGCAATGAGTGCGTCAATCTACTCACACGACCTGTCAGATTTTATTGAGCGCCCTACTTCTAATCCTTGTTTGGACTTGCCGAAATCATTACACCGTAACGGCGACTTCGCTCGACACATGACACGCGCTTACACCGACATTCTGAAAACACGCAACTATCTGGAAGCTGTACGCGCAGTTAACGACGCTCACGACCGTTTGACTGAGCACGGCTACAGCTACGCGATGTCAGATGAGCAAATTACCAATCTAGCCAAGCGCAAATCACGCGACTTTTCTCGCGTGTTAAGTGCGATTCCGCTTGAAGAATCACAAGCGCGTTTTGATAAATCGGTTCAGCTTCTTGATTCATTAGGCTTGGCATTCTCACCTGAGCAAATTCAATACGCAGAAAACAACTGTGAGCTTTTCGCTTTGGTGAACCGTGCGCTTGATGAGCATTGGCTTGTTCGTCAACTGCGCCGTAAATGTGCTTACGAGGTTGAATGTGTTGCGCGTGATTTAGCGCTTGTTCAACGCCGTAAGCAAGTTTATTGCTCGGATTTCTCTCTAAGCCGTCAACGTGATCGCAATACGTCTAACCGTATCGCGCTAGAAAACACGATTGCTTACGATGAGGCTGACCCGTCTAACTACTTCACACTCAGTGAGCTATCCGCTAAGTCGGTTTCTAACGCTGCGATTCGCCGTGCTGAAATGTTTGTTCGTCTGCGTGGCTTTGAGGAAATCGCTCAAGAATCGAATCACGATGCGGTGTTCTTCACTGTGACGGCTCCGTCTCGTTTTCACTCTGTTTCTAAAGGCGACATCAACCCGAAATGGCTTGAGGCTGGCAAGCCTGATGCGAAAGCGGCTCACTCTTACCTTATGGGCGTTTGGGCGAATCTTCGTAAGTCGATTGATAAGAGCAAAATCAAGGTTTACGGGATGCGCATTGTTGAGCCTCACCAAGACGGCACGCCGCATCACCACTTGTTGCTGTTCATGGAAAAATCCGCACGCAAATTTGTGACGTCTGAGTTTCGTCGCCTTGCTATGGCTGACTCTCCTGACGAAAAAGGCGCAAAGAAAGCCCGTTTCAAAGCTGAAGTTATCGACTGGTCGCAAGGTTCAGCCGTTGGTTATGTGGCTAAGTACCTGAGCAAAAACATCGACGGTCAGCACATTGATTCAGACAAAGGTTCGTCTTTGTCTGGCTCGGATGCGGCAGAACGTGTCGTGACTTGGGCGCGTGTGAATCAAATTCGTCAATTTCAATTTATTGGTGGTCCATCTGTCACGGTATGGCGTGAGCTTCGTCGTCTTCGTGATGAATTCAAAGAGGACGATGCTTTGTTTACAGATTTATCTCAAGACGAACACTTTCTATTAGAAAAGGTTCGCCGCTCTGCTGATGAGGGCGACTGGAAAGCGTTTTGTTACGCAATGGGCGGTGTGTTCGTTAAGCGCAAAGACCAACCAGTAAAAGCGGAATACTCCGTTTCAACCTCTATCGAAAAACTGATTGCTTCGGGCGGTGAATACTCATCGACTCGCTACGGTGATATGGCTCAAGCGCGTTTGAATGGCTTGATGTTCCATAAGATTTTTATCGCGACTCGCTTCCGTACTTGGAAGACCGAGAACAAGCAACAATTCATCCGCGCTCAACAAGGGATCATGTCTAACGTGGTCGATTACTTCGACGCGCTAGAGCGTGAAAAAGAATACGAGCGTATGTATGACGACCTTTACGAGCAATACGAAAAGCACCTAGCGCTCTATGACGAAATGGAAGCGCTGTTGCTCACCGACCCTCAGGAAATTAATGCGTCGTGTTGGGTGGGCGCAGCCCCGCCCGACATGATGCATTAATTTCCCTTGGACTTGTGTCAATAACTGTCATTTCAATTTTCAACTAACCAACAACGTAAAAATAAGGGCAAAACACTATGAGAATGGAAGGTTTAATTCTAGATGTTTCGGACATCGTTCAAGAAACCAAAACAGACCGTAACGGCGAACAAAAGCAAAACGGCAAGCTGCGTCTTATCACGACCAACCCAACAGACACCATTGAAGTGCGAGTCTCTCCTGAGCTTTGGGAAAACGGCAAAGCTGGCGAACTGCTCAAGCGCTGTGTGGGGAATCGCATGATGTTTGATGTGGAACACAAGAAATTCAGCTTTGGTAACGATGAGGGTAAACACGTCTCTATCGACGGTTTCCACCTCTACGCCCTACCTCAACTTAACGAAAAGTAAGGGTTAAATCATGACCGAGACGCAATTTGCAGAGCTAATGGCTCGACTCGATAACTTCCAGTTGATGGTGTTCTTAGGCATTTGTTTCTTGTTAGTTGCGCTCGGTTGGATGGTGGGAGGACAAAGATAAATGCTGTCAACAGAGTTCATGCTCGGCTGTTTCGCGACAGCCTTTATCCTTGGCTTCTCGATTGGTTTCCACATTTTGGGATTCAAGAAAGCGGCTGAGGTTTCAACTTCTTCATAAACCATAACATAGGAAATAAGACTATGGAAAAGCAAAACAAAGTACGCGCAGCAATGGCTAAGGCTGGCACAGTAGTAACAGCAAAACGTGCGGCATTTGGTGGTGCACTGCTTATGGCGGCATCTGGTGCACATGCAGCATTGCCGGAACAGGCAGCGCAAGCCTTTACTAGTTTAGGGACTTACGTTACTGACATGCTCACCTCTACTTGGGGTATCGCTGTTCCACTAACGGTTGGCTTTATCGGCATCAAACTATTCAAGAAAGGTGCAAACAAAGCGACCTAATTCCACGGTTTGCTTTGTTTATGGGGGCGGCTTGCCCGCCCCTTGTTTTCATGTCAATGAGTCAGAGTATCAAATATGCGTATATCACTTCTCTTGCTACCTATAGCGCTTTTCTTTTCCTCTCTTTCTCATGCAAACCCTTTGCTTGTCCCTCATCAGGTTGTCCATTCTGCAGTTAACTCCTGCGTAAAAGTGGGTGATATTGCCACGATTCAATCGGTACTTGATTGTGTTCCAGGGAAGACAACCACTAATGGGCGTAATATCTGGGGTGAGTGTACGAGCTCAGACCCGACAGCCACTTATGTTGAGATTCGATGTTCTTTGGCGACCACGCAAGGCTCCGGCTACCCTGTCCGATTGAAAAAATCTTCTAACCTCTGTGAGGTCAAACAAGGAAAACAGTTCGATTACATATGGAATATGTTGACTTCCGGATGGGACATTATTGCGAGTGAAGAAGGCTGTTTAGCGAAAAGTGTTAAGACAAATTATTGCACACAAGTCGACGGTCAATGCGGCGGTTTATTGATGTATACGGGTGACATTGGCACGCTCGCTTTCCCTTTGAATGCCGTTAATCCTTATCCAAAAATATGCAAAAAAGACCCTGCTAAATCGGGATTCAAGTGCCCTATTGATGCGAACAAAAACGGCCTACCAGACGATACTGACCAAGAATTTGATCCTGACGCGGTATGTGGTTATGACGCGGTCAACAAATTCGCGTGCTCTGGAGGCACGTTTGAGCATGAACCAACTGAGCCCGACCCAGATGTTGACCCTGATGAACCAGAGACCGAGCCTGATACTGACGTTCCTGCGCCTGAGCCATCCACGCCTCCAACTAGCGGCAATACAGTAACGCCAGATGCTCCTCCGCCTGTCCCTGATGTCAATGATTCTAATAGTGGCGATATGAGCGGCGTTATCAGTGCGATTCACGCTCAGAACCGCGACATCAATACTGGGATAAACAATGTCATCGTGTCCACGAATAAAGGCTTTGCGGAAATCAATACCCGTTTGAATACTGCCAATGAAAATACACGGGCACTGAATGACAATTTATCCAAACAACTCTTGCAGGATTATCAGATTTATAAGGCTTCGAAAGCGCAACGAGAAGAAACGAATAAGCTAATCAAAGAAATGAACGATGCTTTTCTCAAAGACAATGAGCAAGTTAAGAAGCTGCTGACAGATTCGAACCAAATTCAAACGGATAACGGCTTAAAAGTCGAGAGTGTCAAGCGTGCCGTTGATGAGAATACTCGCTCAGTGAAAGGCGTAGAAAATGCCATTACTAAAACGTCTAACGATTTAGATTGGCGTATGGGTCAAATTCAATACTCGTTAGAAAACTCAACAAGTGAGATAAAAAGCACCCTCGAAAGTACCAGTTCTTACACGCAAAGCACGGTGAGAGAAATGGGACACAGAATTGATGGTTCAATCCAATCGCAAACGAACCAACTGTCGTCAAAGCTCGGTGATGTAAAAGGTGCGATTGATGGTCAAACGGATGCTTTGGGGAATGCACTCGATGAGTTAGGTAACAAGTTAGATGATCTCAAACCTTGTGAACCTACCAAGGAAAACAACTATTGTGAAAACCCTCACGGCTTAGGCTCTGATTATGTCAATGATGCGTTGAGCCAAGCGGATAAAGCCGTTTCTGGTGCGATGAGTACGTATGAAAAAACCGTCACGGACGCTGCGAATAACCTGCTTGAAAAGAATTTAACAACTGAGTCTGAGGGGCACATCAGTGCGATTTCCAATTCGTTTTTGAGCGTACTGCCTGAGCCTAGCCAATGTATGAACTTATCTATCCCAACGATAAACGGGAATCAGGTTTCGATTGATTGCCAGTTCTCGGAAAAGCTCAAGATGATCCTTTCGATTCTGATTTACATCTACACGATTAAGACGCTTGTTGAAATCCTGCTGACTGAGGTCACGCCTGTACCAAGTAACAAGCCAGGTTCAGGGAGATATTACTAATGATTCAGTTACTACCTATTGTGAGCACTATTGGGACGGCGTTGCGTCTCCCTGCTCTCGTGGCGTTTATCTCACAAATCGCCACGACTTTATTTGGTTGGTTCTTTATTGCGAAAGCGCGAAACGTCACGATCAACCTAGTTATTTTAACGCTGTTAATTGGTTTAACGGTCACGCTTACGCTGGCGATTTACACTCTTGCGACAGGCTTGTCTTATGTCACACCGCCGATGTGGTCACAAGCGGCGGGGATGTTCATTCCCAATAATGCTATCCCTTGTGTGAGCGCGATTTACTCTGCACGCCTATTGCGCTGGGTATGGGAATGGAAGTTCTACGCGATTGTGAGGGCGGCATAATGGCATCGGTCTACTTTGTCACGGGTAAGCTTGGCTCTGGCAAAACGCTAACGGCCGTCGGTAAGATTCGCGAGGCATTTATGCGCGGTGTGCCTGTGGCGACAAACCTCGATATCAACTTGAAAGAAATGCTTGGACGCAATAAGCGCAATACTCGCCTTTATCGCTTACCGGATAAGCCCCAAGTCGAAGATTTGATGGTGATTGGCTCGGCAAATAAAAGCTATGACACCAAAAAAGATGGCTTGATTGTGCTCGATGAGTGCGGAACGTGGTTTAACTCGCGCACATGGAACGACAAGAATCGACAAAAGCTGATTGATCACCTTTTGCATATTCGAAAGCTTGGATGGGATGTCATTTTCATTGTTCAAGACATTTCGATTGTGGATAAACAGGCGCGTCTGGCATTGGCGGAGCACACCGTGTTTTGTCGTCGCTTAGACCGCTTGCAGATCCCGATTATCTCTACAGTTATCTCCGTTCTGACACTCGGTCAACTTAAGTTGAAAATGCCTAAATTGCACGTTGGTATCGTTAAGTATGGTGACAACGTGAACTCGCTTACCGTCGAGAAATGGATGCTTTGGGGCACGGATTTATACAGCTCTTATGACACGAAACAGATGTTCAGAAACAACTATGAGGACGGCGTGTATTCCGTATTGCCGCCCTACTATACCCATGGACGTTACACTGTCCCGTATACGTTGAGAAATATCATGCGCATTACGAAAATCTATCTCCGCAAATACTCTCGATTTAGTGTGTTTGCCGCAGGGGTTGCCGTGTCGTTCGCGGTGTTTACCTTGGTTGGTACGTCGAACGTATCTACTCCGACAGAAACCACACAAACGACTGCGCCTCGTGAGTCATTGCGTGACTTGCTCGACGGTTACTCCATCGAATCGTCAATGAATCCACCAAATGTCGCCCCGTCTTTTGTGTTGGTTAAGGACAACACTCGCTTGTCCTCATCACAACTGTACGCCAAGGGCTATACGGCTCAATTCAACGGTTCTTGCGCCATTACCATCAATGGCAACGGTCAATCATTCAAAGTCATGTGCTAGGGAATAAGGTGCGCTATATGTCATGGATAATCGCAAAACTCACGGCTTTTCTTTCTGAAACAAAACAAAAAAAAACTTATTTCGCCGGAGGCTCACTATCCGCTTACTCATTACTGACCATGCGCTGTGGTAAAGTTGAGAAACAAACTACGGCTTGTTTCAACTTTTCCACATCCAGCATCATCACTGCGCTTCTAGCGTTCTCACTGCTCGGCTTTCCTGCTTTTGCAAGCACCTCTGCACCTTTTGAAGCAAAGAACACACCGATTGCGGATTTTGCTGCTTGGTTTTCTGTCGAAACGGGTCAAACAGTCGTTCTTGGCCATGGTGTAACTGGTGAAGTAAGTTTTACCGCACCAGATTTAAGCAATGAGGATTACCCTGCCTTTTTCCTTTCAGTTCTGCGTGCGCACGGTTATGAATTGGTGCACGACTACGGCACTTACACCATCATTGTCGATTCCAACAAAGTCGAGACGATAGAGCCATCATTTGTGAAGCTGTATAAGCTGACGCATGTTCGTAATACCAAGGTCGTTGATTTGATTTCTTCGATGTTGAGCGCCACAAAAACTCAGACGTTAAACGGTAAAGGTGTTGATAATTACAACGTTGAAACCCTGCCGACAACCAACAGTCTTATAGTCACCGGCTCTCGATCTCAACTTGAAAAAATCGATGCACTTATCGAGGGTATTGACCAGTTGCAGCGACAAATATTCATTGAAGCAATCATCACAGAATCAGAACTCGGTGACTCTCAGGAAGTTGGGGTCAACATGGAGTTAGCTCTTGGTGAGGCTGGATTTATCTCACAACCGGGCACTATCAAGAAAGCGGTCGATAATGTGTTGTTTTATGAAGGTGGGGATTTCAATGCGTTGATTAAAGCCGTGACCAAAAATCAAAACACCAAACTGCTATCTCGTCCCAATATGTTCATTATGGATAGAGAGCGCGGTTACATCACGGTTGGTCAGAACGTACCATTCTTGACGTCTTCTGAGGTTACGGATGGTGGCAATCGAATTCAGCAAATTGAGCGCAAAGATGTGGGTGTATCGCTTGAGGTTGTACCTCATGTAATGGGTAATCACGTTGTATTGCAGATAACACAAAAGTCCGACTCAGTGACAGACTCCTCCATAGCATCCGACATCATCACCAATACTCGAACCTTGCAAACGGTGGTCAAAGTTTTGGATGGTCAAACAATCTCTTTAGGTGGATTAATTTCCCAAGAGCAGCGAGAAACCGTTAGCGGTGTGCCTGTTTTGATGGATGTGCCATTACTTGGTGCTCTATTCCGGTCAGAAAAGACTAATACTGTAGATAAAGAGCTTAAAGTTACGATTAGGACGACCATTTTATAGTTGTGACATTGAACTCATTGATAAACAGAGTATATTCTCTAAGTTTTTTAATCAGAGAGTTTTTAATGTATCTATTTTGGTTTGGTCTTAGTTTAGTTTTAGTGCTTTTAGGACTTCTTTTTGGGTTCAATATTCAAGTATCGGACTCTCTCAACGACTTTCTTAGTTCTTTAGGTGCGCTCTTAGGCGGCTTTGGTGCCGCCATAGCAGCGTATTTTTCTTATAGATCTTCAACGCAATGGAAAGAGCAATTCGTATTGTCCAATACGTTTCATAAGTTAAATGATCAAATTGATATTCTTAAAGCTCTCTTTAAAGATTTTAATGAAACAGCTATGTCTTCTACTGTTGCCGAAATGAACCTAACAGAAAGGATAAATATTGCGTCTAGAATTATTCATAGCTACGAAACTGATTACGAGCAGCTTTACTTTCGAGTTAACTCGCTCCTAAGCAAGAATCAACTGTCTACTTATAATAAGGTTTGCTTTTCGGCCATTCGTACAGAACTGTTCAAAAGTTGGAGTAGCTATTGTCAGGTCTACTCAGACGTTCATATTCTCTGTAAAGAATTTGATGCCCTCCCGCCCTCATCTCAAACCGAAGAGGCACAATCAAGAATACAAGATCATTTCAATAAGCTGTTCGCAATTCACAGTGAACTTTGCCAAAAGCAAAGTGAGTTTTTATCATGTATGTATAATTTTCAATCGACTCTACTAAAAAGTAATAGTTGATAGTAGTAACCCAGTCTAAGGGGATTGTGGGGGATAAACACCATTATGCTATGTAAGCGTAAGCGTCATTGCCCTTACGTTAATTTGACATTTGTCACACTTTTTGATACGCTAATTGATGCTTATGTAGTGTGATACATTATCGTGAATCCAGCACACTTCTCATATAAGGAAAACTGTTATGACCAAACTAAAAACTCAGGAGGTAGCAAAACTTCATTGTTAGCTTTCCTCCTAGAATAGGGAGAATATATGCCAAATAATAATCAATTAAATGATCTTCTTGCTTCAGTCGTACTTGCTTTCAAAGATGAAGTTAAATTCCAAAATAGTAATCAAGTTCTATCTGATTCTAATCCTGTCCTGAAATCACTCACCCCTGACTCCTTTTTTGAAAAGCACCACTTTCCTGATGAGTTTTCCTATAGTAATTATTTCAAGCTAAGGTTGTTTGAAATGCATGATTTAGGGTTTGCTCGCTCTGAAAGCTTGGCGCAAGACCTTAGGCGCGAAATATCTAATACAAATGGTACCTGTAGGATCAATAGACCTCTATCTTCAAAGTTACGTTGCTTAAAAGACTATGATATACACCATCATCATGTTGAAGGTTATAGCAATGAGTATTTTCATCAGCTCTATATCAAAGTGAAGGGTTATAAAAAGCATATTACTATTGATAATGTATCAGCGGTTTTAGAAGAGCTCCAAAAAGATATTCTAATTAGGACTACTGGCCATTGGGTTATATACACCAATCAAAATGGTAAACGGCTGTACTTAGATGTAGTCCAACACCATAGTAAAGATTTTGATGCTGACCACTACCTACAAAATGTAGGTTTAAAGAAGTATAGAGACGAGTTTCCGAACTTGTTTGAATGATGCATTAAGGCTCCCTAAGGAGCCTTTTTTACATCATATTTTTTAAAGCCCTAGCATATTTCAAGATTTTTCCTGCTGCTTCTAAGTCTGTGAGCGCCCCTATTTCTAATAACGCAATTCCGGTTAGAACTTGCTGTGCTGTTACTAATTGACCTGAAGGTAGCTCCAGCCTGTCATAATGCATTTTAAATTGTTCCCATTGCTCTGATGGGCTCAGTTCTCTTCCCTTTGTCATTCTCATCAGCCGTTTACACTCAGGTGGAATGGTTTTCCCCTTATCCCATTCCTTGACTGTCCTCACAGTTTTTAAACAAAGTTCAGCAGCTTGTTCGACGGATAAACCACATTCAAATTCACGAAAAATATAGTTTTTAGTCATTTCGTGATACTTCATTGAATAGTCCCTCAAAAGAGAGACATTTTATAGGACTAGCATATGCAATCGCATTCAACATAAGCAGATATAATGCGCACTGTAATAGTG